TCGCAGAGCAATCACTGATAATCTACGAGCAAGATTATCCCGGCGATAACCGCCCGCGAAATTGCATTGAAACCAACCGCCGCCTTGTGCGAGGAGAGGCAACAGTCGAGGAAACGGCTGCGGCGAGTGTTGCGGCGAGGGATGCGGCGTGGGCTGCGGCGTTATCTAAATTCAATCGTCGGCTTACTGCGATGGTAGCTAGATATCTTAGCGAATAGGGGCAGGAGGAAAGCATGAAAACCCTGATAGTGATATTCGGCGGTGCTTTTCTGGTGGCCTGCATCATCGGATGGCTGCTTGAGCGGCGTGACCGGAAGCGGAGAGACGACATTGCTTATTGAACCCCCTGGACGCTCAGGGGAGAATTCGGGTGATTGAGTGATGGCAACGAAACAGACTGACAGGCTCAACGGGAAACAGCGTTCGGCAATTAATGAGTTTGAAAGGGGAACGGGATTTGAATTCATGTACGTTGAGGACATCAATGCAGGCAGGCTAACATTCCGACAGGCATGGAGCAACAATGAAGAATGGATGCGGGATTGGCTTAGTGACACATTAAACGGAATAGACCTAACGGGATGTGGTTATGATTGAACCATTCCCAAAGTATCTTCACAGAGGCATTACGCCCTCACTCCCGACCCTCCAACGGCTTTTAGCTGACGGTCCGGTGGGTTCTGAGGGCACCTTTATACCGCCTAGCCAGGCAGACTCATATGATGAGCCAAAAGGCAACATGAAGGCCGGCCTGAAGGCAAACGGGCCACCGAGAGGTGAATGGCCGACAAATTCAGGAAAGGAGGTAGATCATGGGAGTATTTGAAGATAGTGGGGGTGGATATTCAGACGGACCCAAAACCCTTGAGCGTTGCAAAAGGGACTACGAAAGCGAGATCGCAAGGGCCAAAATGGATCTTGATGCGACGCTCAAACTTCGGGAAGCCTTGGATGGATACCTAGAAATTCATGGTCATCACGGCAAAGACACATTCACCCTTCCGGCCTTGTATGGGTCTTTGGCCCTGTCGGAGAAACGGACATCGAACGCCATAGTCCAGCTCCAAGAGGCGTGGGAGAACGACAAGTAGACCCTGTTGGAAGGAAACCTGAAATCAACACAACTAGCGGGGAGTGGTGAGCAGCAGGATTGCACCGGTGAAGAGCCGTAAGAAGCCAAGCGGTAAAAGTAAGTGCGAACCTTGCTTTTTGCTCACCACGAACCGCCCACTTGGTAACCTGAAACCTTCACCCCAACTCTAACCGCGTGGCAGGGTCTCCAGGGGTGGTCTCCCTGCCGCGCCGAGGGGAGACATGGAAAAGACATTCGTTATAATGGAAGTGGAGTCAGACACTACTCGAACGGTAGGGTTCCGGCCCGTTGGGCGTTCTTATGATGATCAAACGTTGATCGACCCCCGCCACGTCATCGACGGGGATCGACTGAGGTATGGAGTTCCCCAAGGCGAGACAGCATTCCAGGACGGGGAATATATAGGTTTTGAAGAAAATACCTATTCCAACAGAACCGTGCTCATCCTCGACCCGCCCAAACCCGAGGGGGACGAGTGGAAACCTGATTATGATGAATTGATGATGTGGATGGAACGGTTCGAGGAGTGCCTTGCCGGGAGGCCGAGGAAGCCATGAAACCGTACATAGAGCAATACCAAAATGATCCGGCCCGATACGTCCGTGACGCTCACAACTGGCTTGAAGATGCACATACCGCCTTGGACGCTTTTGTGCGTAACTCGAACCCGAAAGACGATGAAGCTGCGATGTCCGTGCGATGTATAAAAGATGCTGCTATTGATCTCCATAAGCTGATTCGTGAGTACGAAGGATATATGGAAGAGATCGCCGAGGGCTTGCCGGAGGGGGGAGAGTGAAGGCAAACCGGTTCTATGAGACCCAGAGTGGCCTACGGGCAGGGCTTGGAATTGAAGTGGGCTTCCACAATGCTTTATCAGGTACACGTTTGGAGAAGCCGTTTCCGGGGATCTCGGGGAACGTGTGCCGAACCCAGCCTGGCCGTTCCTTAATAGGATTAGGCCCTCTGACTTTTATTGACAGAGCATATGCCAGTCTGTTAAAGTACAGCCAAGGCAATTCGAAACTTGCCACTTTGGGCCTGTTTATCCCTGGTCGCGTCATCAATCACACGCCAGGGCACCCGGTCTCAATGGTGGCATTGTAGAAGGGCGGCTCCTGAAATAATGCGCGGGGGTCGCCTTTTTTTGTTGCAATTATAGTTATACAGGAGTATTATAATCCATGTCAAGAAAAAAGACACTTGGAGAACGGGTAAGAGAGCTGAGAAAGGTGAAAGGTCTTATGCAGTACGAATTAGCTGAAAAGATTGGCATAACTCCGGTTGCCTTGTGTCGGATCGAATACGGCCAAGCGACTCCTACCCTTCAAACGCTCAAAGGAATATCCAGGATCTTGGGCGTAACCCTTGATGAACTGGCGGGGAAATGAAGATGGATAAGAAGCTACACGCAAAAATGCAATTACTTATGTATTTTCTCACAAAAAGTGCTGCGCGGGATAGTTACAGAGAGTTCCTTGAAAATCTGGAAATATCTGATGAAGACTATGAGTTAATAAAAAAAGAGTGGAAAGAAAAGCTCGGCATTACTCCGTATGTATAACAGAGCAATAGCCGGGGATTCCGGTGGAGGATCTGAAATGACTGAACTTGCACCCATAAATGTCTGCCATAACCAGAAGAATGAACCCCGCCTATTTTTGGAATGCTGCAAGGTCGGGGTATCTATTCGCAACAAGCTGTGCCTGAAGAAAGTCGGGCGGATTGTCCGGTGTGCGATTGCCAGGGAGTTGCTTCAAAAACTGAAGGAGGGGTGAGATGGAAGACGATGTAGAATGTACGTCTTGTAGCTGGTCCGGCCATCACTCGGAATTGGTTTGTTCCGATGAGGACTCAGGGAGCGACAGGCCGGAATCTCTGATACACTTTAACCTGTGCCCCGATTGTGGGTCAGATGAAATTGAGGATATGGACGAGGAGGAGGCCCCATGAAGACCATAAAAGTGACAATAAGAACACCGGCTTTTTTCGGCCGGGAATACGTGATGGAAATCCGGGAGACGAAAACAGGCTACCCGTACCTGCGGGACTACCGGGCACTTAAAGCGGCCCTGTCTGCCGGGTTCGTCAGGTGCAAGGTGGAGGAGGTTGATGATGGAAGAACAGCCTAAATCGCAAGATAATCTAAGGTTTTGGAACGCCCTAAAGCGCCCACCCACCACGGCCTTACGCCAAATCAGCGGGGGCCGCTTATCGGGCAAAACGGACATCAACCCACAGTGGCGGTATGAGGCCATGACCAAGGCTTTCGGCCCATGCGGAACCGGGTGGAAATACAGCGTCAATCGCGTCTGGAATGAGCCTGGGCATGCTGGACAGGTATTCGCTTTTGCAGACATTTCCCTTTGCGTCAAAATCGATGATGCGTGGAGTGACCCCATTCCAGGAATCGGTGGGTCCATGCTGATCGAAAAGGAAAAGGCGGGGCTGCATAGCTCGGATGAGGGCTACAAAATGGCAATCACGGACGCCCTGAGCGTAGCCATGAAAATGATCGGGATTGCTGCGGACATTTACGCCGGGTTATGGGATGGGTCGAAATACAAAGAACCATCCGCGAAGACGGAGTATATCAATCAGGACCAGCTTATCGAGATCCAGGACCTCCTGAAGTTGATAAACTCCGATGGGAAGCCGTTGCTTAAGCATTTCGAGGTGGAGTCCATAGAGAAAATCCCGGCGGCGCTCCACCAGAGAGTTTTGACCGCGCTGAAAAAGAAGGTTCCCTAAGTAATGGAAATCATCGACACCATAGATCAGCTATCGCCCGAATGGATGGCCCTGCGAATCGGGTCAATCGGTGGAAGTTCCATCTCTAAGGCTGTTGCAAAGGGTGAGGGGAAGGTCCGCAAGGGCCTCATGTACGCCCTCGTAGGGGAATTAATGTCCGGCAAAAAGAAGCAGCAAAAGCCCACTGATGATATGAAGGCGGGCATTGAATATGAACCAACGGCGCGGACATTCTATGAGTTCAACCGGGACGTAGAGGTAAGGCAAATAGCCATTATCAAGGATGGTCCCCACAAGCACGTTTCACCTGATGGCCTTGTGGGCACGGATGGCGGAGTGGAAATCAAAATAGCAATCCCCTCGGTATTCGTAGAAACCAAAGTCACCCGCAAGATAGCCACCGATCGCCGGAAGCAATGTCAGTGGACGCTCCGGAGGGCCAACCTTACCTGGATTGATTACGTCATGTACTGCCCCTATCTGAAAGACGACATTTTCCCGATGTTCACGATGAGACTTGAGCGTGACGAAAAGGAGATTGCAACCCTTGAGGTTGGGGCTGATGAGTTCATTGAGGAAATGCTTGAGATGTGGAAGGAGGCATTGGCATGAAACAGCCCATCCCCATCTTCGAAGCCGACATAGTTGACGGTAAGCTCAAGATGCTCGATCACGTCAAGCAGGCCATTGCACGATGGTGCATGACGTTTCGGACGGGAAGCCATGTCGAGATCGTCATTCGCAAGCATCGGGCCAAGCGGTCAGACGAGCAGAACCGCTACTATTGGGGTGTGGAAATCGCAATCCTGTCTAACCATTTTGGCTATGACCCCGAAGAGATGCACGAGGAAATGAAGCTCATGTTTAATCCGATTCCTAGCAAGATTGATCCTTCCCGGACCATCGGAGGCAGCACCACGAAAATGAGTACCGTAGAGTTTTTCAGTGATGAACAAAGCTATGTTGAGCGTATTGCAAGGTGGGCGGCGAGTGAACACGGGGTTTTCATCCCCCCGCCTGAGAAGGCTGAAAAGGAGGACGTATGACGGGCATAAACTATTTGGATGAGAGTTGGAACGTGGTCTCCGGCTGCTCGGGAAAGGGGTGTAAGGCCCGCTGCTGGGTGCCCCCCTTACTGAAGCGGTTCCCGGCGATTCATGGGTGGGATGAAGATGCCCCGTACCGATATGTGAGAGGAGAAAGCCCTGTTCAATGTGCTCCGCTTCCCTTTTCGACCGTCCAATTCCACGCTGACCGTCTGGACCAGCCCCTACACTGGCGCAAGCCTCGCCGGATAGGGGTCTGCTTTACCGGGGATCTGTTTGACGAGCAGGTGCCGATCGAGTGGTTTAACAAAATTATGGGAAGGATAATATGGGTAAAGCCAGTGCACGAATTTTATTTCCTGACAAAACAGCCACTTAAAATGCTCACTCAAGTAGACACTTGGTTGCGTCAATATTATAACGATAAAAGTAAATCGCATTTTAAAAACCATTTAAAAAATATCTATTGGGGCGTCTCCGTCTGCGACCAAGAGGATTGGACTTCTAAGAAACATGATTTCCTCAATGTCCCTGGCAAAAAATGGATATCGTATGAACCAGCCTTAAAAATGGTTCAGTTTGGTCTACATCTTTATGAGGTGGACTGGTTAATATTGGGAGCTGAGTCCGGCAAGAACCGGAGGCCCTGCCCGATCGAGAACATGGTCAGCGTAGTGGAGCAATGCCAAGCGGCCGGGGTAAAATGTTTTGTAAAACAGATCGACCTGAACGGCCGCGTCTGCCACGACATCAACCTATTTCCCGAAGCGTTGAAAGTGAGGCAACTACCATGAGTTACTGCCGATGGAGTTCGGACAACTGGAAATGCGACCTGTATTGCTATGCTGATACCAGTGGGGGCTATACTACCCATGTGGCGGCCAGAAAACGTATTGGGCCTATTCCTGAAATGCCTGATATTTTGAAAGTATCAGCCGATGATTGGCTAAAGGGATACAGAGCCCAGGCTCAGGCTCTCGATGAATCTAAACTTAAACCAATCGGCCTATCCGAAGACGGTAAGATTTTCAACGACCCGGACCTGGAATCTTTCTTGGAACGGGTCAAGTGGCTCAAGGGTCTGGGCTATAACGTGCCGGACTATGTTATTGAAGACATTCAAGAAGAAATGAGGGAGAACCCATGTGCGACCTAGACGGAGCAATGGATGAGTTTGAGAAGTTGAAGGCCGAACGTGACAGGCTGATGCGGTCTATGGGTCGCATCCAAAAATGGGTAAACTCACGGTCCAATGTGCGGGACATGAAAGAGGCGATAAGGCAGGAATGCGAGCAAGTCTTGGCCGGAAAGGCGGGGGGATGAAACTCCCCGTCTACCTCCTGATCCTCGCCCTAAGCCACCTAGCCGGACCCGGACTGGCAGAGTGCCCCCTGGATACGGAGATGGTGGTGGTGGAATTGGAGAAAGAAGTGAAGGCGCTGAAGGTGGTAAATTTCCATCTCAAAAAAGGCATCATCGACTTTGGCCTGAAGGTCGATGCTGAAGGAAGGATTTGGCGATGAAAGTTACTAAATGGCTTGTCCACGGAATAGCTGATTGCACGGGATGTGACTGGCATTGTGAAAATTATTTAACCGTTCAGCGAAAAGCGAGGGAACATGCCGACCAGACAGGGCATATTGTAAAAGCGGATCTAGGGTATATGGCTATATATAGGCCGCAGATCGTCGTGAAGGAGGGCAAGCAAAATGGCGCGGATAAGAAAGCAGGCTTGTGAGGGTATCATATGTTGGCCCCCTCTTTCATCATTTAGGCAAGCTGAGAACAACCCTGAATATCTGACTGTCAGCGTCGCCACAATAGTCGATGGTAAGCTTCCAGAGGGTTGGGAATGGCGGGGCAGCAGGAAAGAGGGGGAACTTTACCCCTGCTGCCCAAGATGTCTAGCGAAGGAGGGCAAGGAATGAATCGTTACCTAATTATCATAGGCAGTCGCATGAGCTGTGAGAATCAACTTAACAATTTACCAACTTGGTACAAAGTTATATCCATGTGTGCGGGGAAAAGTGCCGATGAGATCCGGATCTTAGTCGTGAAGGAGGGCAAGGAAGATGAGCGGAATATGTAGCGCGCATCAGGAGTTTGTGTGGGGGTGTCCACTGTGTGAGGCGGGCAGGATGGTAAGACCGAAGGTTAAGGATTTCCAGTCTGAGGAGACTCATCAGGTTGATTACTATGAGTATTTCAAGGCCATGAGCCGATACGCTGAAGACCTCGAAGCCCGGCTCAAGGCCGAGCAGAAGTCGGTGAACGAACTATCCTTGCATTGCCAGGATCTTGAGCTTCGGATCAAGCGGGCGGAGGACCTACCAGAAAGACCTTGGATACATTTTAAGGCGGAGGTATCATCAGAGGGCATAAAGATAGAAGATGTTGATAACGATCTGGGTTTTGGAGACAAAGATTTCACTGTAACAGTAACTAGAGATTGTGGCCCTCCTGTTCTTTATATCAACAAAACCTTTCGTTGCCCAGTTTGTGAGCATGAGGGGGAGTATCAAACCAACCTTGAAGGGCCTCCGGAACGAAAGATGTATTGCCCGATGTGTCTTGAAGGGTTTTTAGAACAATGTGCAATTATGGAACTTGTGGAAAGGAGACCATGAACTTTACACTAGCCCAGCACCGTAAGGACGTTCAGCGCCTCCGGGAGTGCCAGTTGAGCATAAGTCTGGAGGGGGTGGCGGATAGGGTAGAGAGGCTGATTGAGGCCATGGAGCGAATGTTGGTATGGTATAATAGTCCACTCGTGGGAAGGGAAAAGATAAAATATGGCGAGATGCAAAAGAGCATTAAGGCCGTCCTCCGGGACGCCAAGGGAGAGTGAAAGGAGAGCCATGACCGACAATAGCGAGACCTACCGCAAGATGGTTGATGATCCAAGGATTCGGGAGGAATGTACGAAGGATAGGAGTCTTTGCCGTACTATCAGTGTCATACATATTGATGGTAAAGGCGAAGAACGCATTTTCTATTACCCCTCCCAATCTTGGTGGCAGGAGAGGCTGGATGAATGGCAATGGGACTTAGAGCATATATCAGGCAGCACAGGAAATTACACTGTAACTATATGGGACAAATCAGGTGAGAATGCTCTTGTAGAACGGGAAGCTTCCACCCCCGAGCAAGCCTACGCCCAAGCCTATATGTGGGCGAAGTACAGGGAGAAGTGGGACGGAGAAAGGTGGGTGAAGTGAAAGGAGAGAGGGGATGAAGACACTTTATGAGGCCAGCTTTGACATCGTTATTTATGCCATGGCTGAAACAGACGGTGAGGCCAAAGATGTTGCCTTAGATGGATTAAAAGAGGAAACCCAAAATCTAACAGCATGGAATGTTAGCGTATTTCGAGAGCCAACAGGTCTTTTTGAAGTATGGAAAAATGCCTACCCATACGGCGATGATGATGAAAATAGAACAGTGGGGCAAATCTTCGAGCACATCCAGGAGCGTAAAAAGAAAGAGGCAGAATATCAGGAATATCTCAAGCAACAAGGGAACTTATTCAACCAAGCACAAACGCTACCCCGAGCCGCCTTTAAGAGCCCAGGATAGCGTCGGCCCCCGATACCTCCTCTTCTGTGGGTTGAGAGGTCCGGGAAGTCATATCAATCTAATTTGCCCCCTGATGCGCCCAAGCACCTTCAGGACGATCTGCAAGCGCCTATTCCTGTCCTCGCCGTCTGGCATACCCAGAATCTTGGTTCGTGCCTTTACGGCCTCCCGCTCCTGCTGTTCGAGTTGGTTTAGCGTGTACTTCCCAATGTTTTTTCCCTCCGGTTATGCCACCTTTGGTTATCACATGGTTTACTTGGAAAATTTGGGTTGCTTTCTATATATTTTCTTGCCAACGCTTTACAGGCATGACCCAATTCCATCCCCTCATAATCTATCCCATCCATAACACACCTATCCTCCGCTTTCAGGCCAATATGGCTGACCACAAGCAGGACATGTTTTTTCTATCAGCCCACATCCCGTCAGACCGCAATGGGGGCAGGCTATAACCCCTATTGGCATCCCTAATTCCTTTGCGGCCGTACCAGGCCACCCTTGGATATCATCGATTCACTGATGATCACATTTAGGATACATTATTCTATCGTTTTGCTGATTCAAGGCTTGATCCTCCATTTTGCCTATTGACATCAAGAAAGTTTTATGGTACGTTAAAGCTTACTTAGTAGGCAAGAACTCTATCCGTTCGAGCTACGGGGTCAGCCTGAATTGTAGTGCGGGATGAAAGGAAGCGGTCTCGGCTCGCCAGCTAGACGCTTCCTTTCATTTTTTGATGCTACCTACCCTCCTTAACCTTCCTGCCCTTCTGTTGGCCGGACCGCTTTCCCTTCTGAGCGACAATCGCCTTGGGCAGATCCGCAAAAGGACAGTACCCCCGCCTGGCCCATAAGCCAACACCGCCAGGTGGGTAGGGGCATTGTTTCTTGCAGTCGTCGCAGGGGGTCATGGCTTGCACGTCCCTAATCGGTTTGCTCCATTTCTCGTCTGGATATCCTAACCTTTCCACAATGCACACATTCAAAGCCCTTAGGATGTTCCACGATTGAATAGCTTTTGCATTTGCCACATTTCCAAGTTAGGCCATCAGGACAAAAAGAACTCCTTCCAGCATAATAGTTAAATCCGGAGTTTTCCGCCTTACTCATCTCCAAATCCTCCCTTCGGCGAGCGTCAAATGTCATTCCTTGCAGGTCCCGAGCTGGATGCACAAAACACGAAGACGGTTCAGCCAAGATTTGACATCGGCATCCTTCTCCGAGAGGTCGTCCAAAGTCTTCACCACATGCTCGTTTGGAAGCGGAAACGGGGGATAGACCCTAACGCGGGCGCATCCCCCCCAAGGGCCTAGGAATGTCAGGCTGAGCAGCAACACCAGCATTGCGGGCCATGTCTTCCGCCTGGTTCTCCGCATCCCTCTTTTGTTGGTCAGTCTTTCCATGGCTTTTCCCTACCGCATACGCCGCCCAAATGACGGCCAGAATGACAACGATTCCACCAATGGCTATCCACATTTCGTCACCACGAATGATAGATTAAGAGCCATAGAACAAGGCCAGCCGTGATCCATCCAGTTATCAGACCCGCAATGAACCACCACATCAGTCATTATCCGGGATATTGAAGGTGCGCCGCACAAGGTCGCACAGGGGTAGAATGAGCTTGTCATCCACAGTGGAGGCGGACCCCAAAACGTGATCTTCGATGAAGTCCAACAGGAAGTCGGCGAACCTTTTTGTGATTTCCTCCGCCTTCTCGGATTCCAGAGTTTTCATAAAAAGACCAATCAATGCTGCTAAAATCTGTGCTTTCATGACTTATCCTCCTTGAAAAATTGAGATTACTATGAAGCCCCATGCCAGTAGCAGGAGCCATAAGGCCGTAGGTTTCATTAATTCGCTACAATCCCGAAAGCCATCTCGAAGTCACTTTTCAGGATCTCCAAAAGTTCCGCGTTGATATCCTTCTTTTCGTAACAGCTTGTTTCATCGTTCAGGCCGTACTGATAGAACTGACCATCGTAGAAAAGATAGTATTCTCCGATACCCTGACCAGAGACAAGCACATTGGCAAATTGGATTTGGGCTTCTGGGTCAGGATTCCGTAAGTACAGATCGAAGATAACCCCGAATGGTGTCATTATGGGTTCGCTATACACCTCTATCCAGGATTGAAACTCGGCGGGGTCAATGAGACCCTGGTAGGAATAACCGATTTCGGTAACTTGTTCCTGCTCCATGTTGGGCGGCGGAATGGTTGCACAGCCCATCAGAAACAGGGCGATTGCGGTTAAGACAAAAACTCTTGCCTTCATTCCCTTTCTCCTTTTGTTTAAAACGGCAGGTTAGCCCTTACTTACTCGCCCCCCTGCGTGGGCCTCTCCTAAGGGATCCGGGGAGCCTGCTGTGGTTGTGCAGCGACCACCAAAGGGATCGCCGATCTCCTTGTACTCGTGGTACATGAGGTTATCTGCAAAATTGTATATGAATCCACTCAACACCCTGCTCCGTCCGCCTGAAATAACCGTAATAGCCATTGTTCATCGGGGGATCGCCCATGATCTTATGGAGCAAGGCCTCCCGGTCCACTTCGGGCGGGAGATGCTTGGTGCGAAAGTCATACGCCTTGCCGATCAGGTGCTTGCTATGGGGGGCCCCGGTCGGTACGGGTTCGGCTCCTCTCGTAATCACGATAAGGTCGGACTCTTCCGGCCAGTTGTTCTCTACAGCCTTCAGGATCCGCCCCACATGGTAGGAGTGGAAATGCGCCGGCCAGAGGATTACCTCTGGTTTGACTTCAACTCTTATCTGCCTGCTCATGTTCCTTTATCTTTCTAAGCGATTTGAGGACTTCTTCAAGCCGATGCTTAGCCTTCCATGTTTCCCCACTATTCAGACACGAAAGAGCCGCTTCCAGATCGATTTCAAACATAGAGCAAAAGTTTCTAAGGTCGTATCTTGTCATTTCCAAAACACCGCCTTTGCCAGTACAGCCGTGAAACCCCCGACAAACCCCATGCCGCCAGAAACCACCGTATCAAATTTTTTCCGTTTCTTGAGGGCCTTGATGTCTTCGCACATGGCCACGCTGTAATCGAACAGCACGTCTAATTTGCTGTCCGTTGTCATTCCGCTAAAGGTTTCATTTGAGATACTGTTTGACATTCCTTAACCCCCTATTTTAGCCACTGTGCCGTTTTTAGGCTTCATGTCAGGTATTTCCTATCACTCTTTGGGTTCCACGAGTTCCGCTTCAAGGGCCGCTTTGATCTCTTCTTTTGCAAGGGCTAGGGCCTCTTCCGAGAGTACAACGGGAGTCATGCAATCCCCGCCGTAAACCGGGTCGTTGATCCTGCGGTAGTCCATTGACCCGTGTGCAAGGTTGATGAGTTTGATCTCACATTGTATGCCGTTACTGAGTTCGATTATCATGGTTGTTTTCCTCCTTGTAGGTATTGATATGCCGTTGATTCTGGATTAACTTTCGTGTAGCCGTATTTGACTTCTGCATCATAGCGGGCTTGTACCGCCTTCCTGAAATCTTTAGAGTGACAAACCCTTATTTTCTTGCCTCCGCTCCTAACGGAAGCCACCCATAAATTATCTCTTTTGTGGAAACAAACTCCATTAACTCCACACGTATTATTCTTCCTAGGATTACAGTTTCTCATATTTGATTGTCGAGTTGACAATCTTAAGTTTTCTATTCTACCGTCGAAACTATCTCTATTTTTATGGTCCATCTCGTCATCTTGACTTAAAACGTCCCCATGGACATATATATATGCCAACCTTGATTCAAGATAACGTCCACCTTTCACCTTGATTATTCTATATCTCTTTAGGTTTTGCCCTGCTCTTTTGCCCGCATGTTTACCATTCCATAATCTACAGGTTAGGTTTTGGTGCTCGTTCGCCAAGAACGTACCCTCAGATCTATGTTTCCAAGTGAAAATTCCCATCTCTGGATCATAATTAAACAACCTTTTAATTTCTTCTTGTGTTAGATATTTTTTCGCTTTCATATCAATCTCCCTTCTGATTGCCCTATTGTTTAGCGGGAAGGCCGGTAGGGTTCCGGCTTTTCGGGGGCGACCCTATCCCGCTTATCCTATTTATATCATAACACAATACCCGAAATTGTCCATCGAATAGATCCCGTAAACGCCGCATCAGGGGTAACGGTCAAATCGTAGTTTGTCGCGTCGCTAATTGGGTTTGCAACGGTGAAAGAGGTTGTTCCCGCAGCCAGTCCCGTTGTAATGGTCACAAATCTATCAGCATCAGCTCCGTCGCCTACCGTTACGTCCTCAATGGTGGTTCCTGAAATGACGCCTATGATGCTTGTGATATAGCAATCTGTGGGAAGGATGGATTCATTGATTCCCCCAATATATTGCAATTCGTTTGTGCCACTCCATGAGTTTGTCCATTTTACAGTAAAATCCCTCTCAGAACGGACAAGTGAAGCACCGGTAGCAGGCATTTTGGCATGGAGCTTATTGCCCGAACTGTCCAGCCATTGCCCCGGCGATGGCTGAATCCCTTCCGACTCAAGGGCTAATGTCGCGCCGAGTTTGGTAATGGAGAACAACGATATGGTGTATTCAGACGAAGCGGCAGTATTAGACCATACCACCGTTCCCGTTGCTGTTTCCCCTGCTGTAAACTCGTAGGTATTTAGACCCTCCGCTACAGTATTTGTCTGGACTCCTCCCGTTAAGGCGGTCCCATCACCATCTTTCGCAGGTCCATAGGTGGGGGCCGTCCCCGTAACGGCAGAGGACGTAAAGGATACTTCGTATTTGTACCCTGACACATATGATATGGCATCGGTAGTGCTGGCCCTGGCAACGTCACTTCCGTCCGTTACCGCATGAAATGCCGTTGTGGATGCCCCGTCAAAGGTGTCATACGCTGAAGTTCCGCTATTGGCTAACGTGGCAAGATTCAGGCTGGTTTGATTTCCGTATTTATCAAAAAAGTCCACCCCGTTCCGGTAGAGGGAGAGGACCTGGGCTGCGGTCAGGGCTCGGTTGTAGGTGTAGGTGGAGTGGATGCTGCTAGCGTATCTACGCCCGATACCCCCCATAATTTCCAAGGTGCCAGAATTATTGATTGCCACCGTAGCTGCTGCTGACCATGCACTTGTTCCAGCTAAAACACCATCAAAATAGTAAACTGCCGAGCCTGCGGTGCTTGCCGTTTCTCTCGTTATAACAACAACAACCTCGTGCGATGTGCCATCTATAAATGCATTCGTATCGGAAAAGGTGTTAGTAAATATTGTAGCAGCACCGGCAATAGCAAATACATAAACTTTTCCATCTGCCCCAACAGTAAAAGCCCATCTATTATCAGCATTTTGGTATTTATAGAAGAGTCTTGGGGTAGCGCCGACAGGCGTCCAATCTGGCAGACTCCCCCTCCAGACCAACGTGAAGTCCCCTGTCCCGAAGTCAATATCATCGTCATCGGCAACCGCAATCCCATTGCTCCCGCTTGCCGCTGCGGTCATGTGGACGCCCTGGGACATGGCTTTTGGGTTGGTCATCATAGCGACAAGTTTAGGAACTGCAGTTACCACCCCAAAGGTACTTGTACCACTACCCTCAAGCATTGCGCCAATATTTGTAGTGGGATTAGGAAGAGTACCAGTAGGTGCGTCCTCCCAAGTAGCATTACCAGACGCATCGGAAGTAAATACTTTAGACGTTGCCGCACCCGTGGTAGCCTTCACGGTCGTAAAGGCCCCTGCTGCCGGGGTAGATGCCCCAACAGTTGTAGCATCAACCGTGCCGCCATTGATATCAACGGTAGTGAACGTTTGCGAAGACACCCACGTATGGGCCGTATTCAGGATCGTAGTGGTGAGCCTGAAGATGCTACAACTGTTAGCGCGTTCTATCCATATGCTGTTTTCGGCCCCCACATTACCGAACCCGAAAAAACTGCCAACCAGAAGGGCTACAAGCCCCCAAACGATAAGTCGTTTTTTCATCACATTACCTCCTTAGTCACTCGGGCCGTAATAAATGACATAGATCGTTGTTCCACTTCCACCGGACGACAGGATGGCCCCGAAGTTGGATAACTGATACGGACTACCCAAATACAAATAATCACCGGCATACAAAAAGCCCCCATTGGCCGCTGATGGATTCGTGGTATGCCCCTTCCATCTGACAGCATCGCCTTGTATAGTAATCAAGGCACTAATCGCACCACTGGTAGGCGTAAGGGTATAGACCGTTGTTCCCGACACAACAATGTCTTCATCCCCCAGCACCCTCGGCTTATTGTCGGCTTGAGCCACAGACGACAGGCACAAAAAAAGGACCGCAAGGCCCATGACAAATATCCTTTTCATTTTTGATTCCCTCCTTATTGCGTTTTGCTCTCCTTGATTATTGTTAGTTCTTCTTTCTTTTCCTTCATTTCGTACCGCTTACGTCTTCGAATCGCATCCTTAATCTTGCCCATCATTTTCTCGTCGTCTCTTATATCATTCATGATGGCCTGATGTTCTGCCAAGGTAAGAGCGTTGGGTTCAAATAAAAGATTTTTATGGGTAACTGCCGCCTTGCTTCTTATTCTATTTTCATGTTTATAAAACCACTTTTCAACATCAATGGTTTTCCTGTCTATGCCTATGTAATTAAGAATCTTCTCAAGTGATTTTATCGGATATTTCGGTTCTCCCGTTATTGGATCTCTGATTGGTTTCGGGTTGAAAATAGTCCCATCAGAATATTGCTCAGAAGGCGTTAATATCTGTTCTAACAATTTGAACTGTGGAACCTGCCTGAAGACATGGTGAAAAAACCCCGGTTTTGGTTTGTCTTTTTCCTCCACTTCTCCTTCGGGGGAAACATCAAGCGGGTAAGCCGAATCAAACTTTCTCCCCGTGAAGGTATCTATTCCTAGTGCCCGTTCTGCGCCAACTTTGATGATAGGACTCATCATGCTAAAGAATCGCATATTGGTGAAATCCTCTAGGGTGTTGAAAGGGTTCATCCCCCTGGTACTAAAGAATATTCCCTCCCCTGTTTTTTCATCAGTCGCTATCGGCCACATCCCGGAAAATCTTTGAGGGATACCACCTTCTTTTTCAATTTGGTCTTTCATGTATGGAAAATACTGAATGAACGCTTGTTCACGTTCTTTTTCGCCCAGCTCAGATAATCCCCTTACTCCTGCAAGTTTGAATGGATGTCTCGCTGGCAACTTTGCGCCATATTGCGCCATGAACTTGTACCAGTTAAGAAAAGGCATCGCCCTGCGGCCATATTTCATTTCAAAGTTTCCAAGAATATTGAATACAGGCAGGGTTTCCTTCAGCCTTTTTACGATGGGTTCCTTCAGCGCAGGGGTATCTTTTATCCTTCCCATCGTAGACAGTATGCTTTCAGGAGTAATTCGTACACCCTCTGCTTTCAACATATTTTTTGCTTTTTGCCTTGCCAGCTTAATATACAATGCCCTCACAAACGGTTGCTCGATAGCAGTATTGATACTGTAGCCTGCGTTTTTAATTGCCTCGGCAATTTTGGCGGGCTTGGTTTCTCCTACCTTTTTTATGAACCCGCCTATAACAGTTTTTTCTGCTGAGCCTAATTGTGGGTTATATTTCATAACATTAGCGAATGAGGCCCGCAGAACCTCATCGGGGAAAATGTCTTTATACTTCCCTCCATAACTCTGCATCATTCTTGTGTAACTTAGTGGCCCAACACCCTCGAAGGAATTGAATATAATATCACCGACAACATTATTTTTGATCCACCTGGGGGTCATTGCAAGAACGCTGTCTTTCCACATTTGAGTCGGTTTATCCATGCCTATCCTTATGGCATTCTGTATCGCCTTTGAACCGAATATCGGAGTCGCCATTGTTTCCAGTTTGGCATACGCTTCCTCCGGGACTAACCATACTCTGACGTTTTTAGTCACCCCGACAAATGGTTTAGTGACTTCCCCGATTCCCGCGTGAAGTTCCTCCATCATTCCGACTATCGCTTCATCGAAATCTACCGTATCGTCCATCCGTTTCGCTATCTCTTTCCAAGCATCAACCTCGCCACGATAGAACCTTAACAGACCATCAGGAGAAACTATCTTATGATTAGCATAAACCTCATCCCCGATTTGCAATCCAAGCTTTGTAACCTTGATGTCTTTCAGGTTGGCAGGAATACCAAAAGTATCCGTAAATTCCTTCAAGAATGCCTGAGTATTTTTCCATTTGACATAAGACGATGCAAGACGCGGTAAAACCTCCGCCATATCTTCAGAGTATCCTTTGACCCCTAACCTATGTTTCAATGCCCCAGGCTTATATGCCTTACCCGTAGTCTCCGCAAAATGAACGCCCAACATATCTTTCGCTTTTTCAGGGAAATAATGATGTACATATGCAGGTAAAAAATCCCCAAGTTCTTCTTTTATTGCTGCCCTTGATAGTCCCGTTTCAATTTCAATGGGCTTGTAGATTACATCCTCAAGTTGTGCGGGGGTCATTTTTTCATTCAACCTGAATCCATGCTCTATTTCTTTTTGGAAACCCCTGTACCAACCCTCAAAGTCCCTGACTCTCTGGGGGTTGACATTCTCCATGCCCCGGCCTATTCGGGAAGGTATGCCTCCGTTCTTCCAAAAGACTTCAAGTTCTGTGGCTTTAGGAACAACTTCCAGAATCCCTTTGGCTTCGGGGATTACTTTCGCTCCTTCCTTCACTTTTACCAATAGTTCAGGCCGGCCATCCGGTAATATTTGAACTCCGCCACTCCTGACATGCTCATCAGACAAAGACCAATCGCCTTTCGATGTCTCAAATTGTTTAGGGTTGTCTCTTATGAGTTTTTCCATTTTGGCTTGACGCTCTGCAATATCGTCGGCTATACCGGGGAATAAACGGTTACGTAGGTCAGCAATCTCAATAGAAGAATAGCCTTTCTCTGTTTTGAGGGCTTGGTATACTTGAAATGGAGTTTCTGCCGCCCCTACTTTTATTGGTGGAATCTCAGGCTCCCTGACAATCCTTTTCGCACCCTTGCTCAAATCAACAATGCCTTGTACATCACCAGGCAAGTTCTCCATGAAGTGCAATCTACCCTCAAGAAACGGCACGGCTAATTTCAATTCATCGGGGCTTAGTTTCTCAAGTTCGCTGAATATCTGCTGGTGGAGCTGAACCCTTTCGATGAAGTTCATTTCAGCATACTTATTACGCATCTGGGTAGTCATCTTACCACCCTTGTATTTCTCAATGGCTCCCTTCAGTTTAGGCCATCTTTCCATCGCAGCATCAAACGGTTTCTGTATGAACGCCTTCGTCAATGGGTTTTTGGAATACTGCCGCGCTAACGCAATATTGCCAATGTGGAACGGCTCCCTACCGGATATTTTAAGAAGTTCCTTTACCTTCGCTAGTTTACTGACTTGTCCGGCTCCCCTTAGCCCTGCCCCAAGTGCTTGCCATGCGCCAATGCCGAATAAAACAGTGTCAACCGGGTTTTCTTCCATCCAGAACCCGGCATGAAGAAATGGGCGTTCCTTGAAATAAGGCCATCCTTCCCTGACCCATTCAACCCCTTCCTCTATTCTTTCTTCTATGTAATAAGGTCGATTCAAGATCATCAAATCTTCTTCGGTCATCGGCGGTCCACCAAGATTAGCAATCCTCTGTTTGCTTTCCACCTTGGATTTTTCGCTCACCTCCTTAATCTGTTTGACTGTTAATACCGGTAAGCCAACCATAAGAGAACCAAATGCTTCAATTATATTACCCATATTTTCTGGTATATTCTTGATTGCTTCCTTGAACGATGGGTATTCTTGCCTGATCTCCCCGTATTCCCTGCGTTTCATTTCGCTTATAGCGTTTATTCTGGCAGCATGAGAGACCTCTGGTTCCGCAGCCTTCAAATATGTGTCAATTCTAAACCTGTCAAACGCTGTCATATTGTTTGGGTCATTTATCTTTGGAACATTCAATCTCTTAATTGCTTCAGCCGTATCCCTATAGGGAGGAAATGTTCTCCCGGACAAATCCTCAGCCATTTCCTGGTATGAATATCCCTCCTTTAATGCACCCTCTATGTCCATATTTATAGTAGGGCCGATAGAATTAACTATCTCTTCGTGGGAATACCCTTCCTTGATTGCATTGTTCAAATTGAATGGCATTGTTTACTCGTAAAATGATGTAAGGGGTCGTCTTATATCGCCCTCTTTTTTCTCTTCCCCGCCCAACTCTTCCACGCTTGGTTTCCTGACTTTTATCCCCGCCGACTCTGCCAACCTTTTTACGTTCAATGCCGCCTCAGCGGGAGACATGAACTTTGTCTTTACCCAAAAATCAGCAAACAAGGGCAAGCCGATTTCAATTCCGGCCTTCCTTACGTCTGCCCCGATAAGGCCTTCTTTCCTGATCCTTCCAAGTAATTTATTCACAGCCATATCGTAACTAATGGCACCTTCAGGATGAAAAAAGGTTTCAGAAGCACTGCTCCAACCGAAATGCTGTCTATACATGCTATTGATACTTTTGAAATATTCATCCTTGAAAACAGGATCATCTAACCCGTTATAATAGGTAGAAGCCCTTTCAGCGGTTATCTGTCCCGCAAGGGTAGCATCAGCAATATCTTGTCTCAAGTCGCTCCTTAAATATGACGGGTCTTGCAGTTTAATCAATAGTTGTGCATTAACCCCTGGGTCCGTGGCAGTTTCCTTGCCCGATTTCATTGCAGTATTGACGAGGCTGTATAATTTCCTTTTGTCCGTTTCGTCAACCTGTGACTTGTTGATCGCATCAAGCGCATCAGGATAATTTTTCTTGTTGATGTGTCCCGACACCGTGTTTCCGACTTCCAATTCATAATCCGACTTGATTCTTCTTGCCTCTTCCCGTTGCTTTGCTTCTATGGCCCCCCGCCTTGTTTTGAATTTATCCTTGTATTCCAGGTAAAGGTCTTTACCTATTTGCTCCCTTATCGAATCCACGTACTCTTCTGAAAGTCTCAATCCTATAAGAGTGTTTTTCGTCAGAAGCACATCAAGCTGGGCAGCCCTAGCAGTCTTGTAAAACTTATCCTTCTCAAGCACACCTTCGGGTCCGGGTGTAGAGGATTCTATTTTGGCATTTCCCTTCTGTAGTTCGGCATCAAAAGACAATGGATTTTCAGCTATTGCCTTCAGCCTCCCATTCAGCCAAGCGTCCCGGCTATCGATGTTATATACCTTTGTTTGTGTAGCTACATGACTGGATAAAGACCCAAGGTATTTCTCTTGTTCGGCCCTGGATAGCTTTTCAAATACAGGCTTGGCTCCCTCGGATAGCTTGCTCGAAATATCGGCCATCTGTTTTTCAAAATCCTGTTTGTATATGGGGTAAATGTCTAAAGCACTTTGCCCCGCGAGTTGCGCGATTTCCATTTTCTTCTGTCTTGAATATTCTTCTAGTTCCAACTGGGCATTTGTGGCGTCATTGTAATCCCTAAGCTCCTGCATCTTCTGTTGACGCTTTAGCAGGACTTCCCCAAGGCCGGAAACGGCTTCACCCATGCCGGCCAATGCCTGATACGGGGCAGCGGCTGCCGCAAGACTAATGGGGGCTACGTTTGCCCCGCCTGGTATCGTTTCGGTTCTCTGTGAGCCTGGAATTCTCATCGTGTTATCTCAATTTCCCTGGGTTTATTTAAACCTGACTGATAAGCACCCATCACCGTCCCTGCCCCGGTAAGAAGCGTTGCGCCAGCCGAAATAGTGCCCGCCTTCTTTGCTTGTGTCCCTGTGAATCTCTGGCCTGTCGCCTCTGATTTATACATGGACGATCCAATATCCCCCCCGTACCGGATAGCAAGGGCATCAAGTTCCGTATCTAGGGCAGTCTGGGCAAACACATCGGAAAAGCTCTCCATTGTGATACCCGTGGCCCCTGCTGCGGCCCGTTGGCTCGCAGAAAGTTTCCGGCCCTTTTCCCGCCTCATTTCTTCCTCGTAAGCCGCTTTTTGTGTTGCAGCTGTGGCCTGTCTTTCGGCAACCTGGGCATTATATCTAGCCGCCTTCGCTTGGGCCTGGCCAGAGCTAATCATGCCAATCGCTGACAATGCGAGACCTATGATTAAAAGTGCTATCATCTTACTGATACCTCACAAGTATTCCGCTAATGGAAAACGGTAAAGGTTCATCACTCTGAAATAGAATCGTTTGGTCCTTTTTCCAACCCCCCGGAAAGGGTAAATCGATGCTTCCGGTATATGGAGTCGTGCCTGACGCCGCAAAATCAATGGTGTCGAGATCTGCGCTTGTGGATCCCCACTCCCCTTGACAGGCCCTGTAAAACCTCGGGGTGACTTCTATGATGCGCCTGTCTATCCCCGTACCTGGGGGAAGGTCTATTGTCTCAAGGGTCGCCGTATAGGACAATCCGGCATGAATTTTGGATGATAATGCCGTAACAGTAATGGTGCCTCCACTAGTTACGGTTTGTTCGCCTTCATAATATCCATCGGCTAATACGGCTACCGATACTCCGGCCAAATGGTCAAGGCCAGATACCGTGGTTGTGCCCGATACCGTGGTTGTGCCCGATCCTTCATAGGAAAGTCCTGAATCAACGTAAAAGGAATCCGCTGCGTCAGAATCGTGAACATCTTCGAAATATTCAATGAACCTGTAGTCGGTCCCGTCCACGGTTCGTTTGACGACAACCCACACCTGCTCCTTATTGTTTGGACCGGGGATAACGGCCACATTCTCAAAATTTCCTTCTGTCGTAACCTCACTCCAAGCCACTACGTTCTGATCGCGCAGGTACGTCAAGGCGAGCATATCGCCGTTGTTCAACACGCACCATAGAATATTGTTCGGCGTCTTCTGGAAGGCTATTTCTTTAATGGTGGTATTTTCAGTAAGATGCTCGGCTAGTAAGAGAAGGTCAGCTGACTGGTAGCTATCAGCTTCCCACGAATAGGCGTATTCCCTTAGTTTTTTGCCCCCGTACTGGGCATGGAGAATTTGTTTTCCTGCCGATATAGCCTGTATATTGGCCGATCCAAAGTTGGTTTGACGTTTGGCCTGAATATTGCTTGGAGTCAATGGGGTTGTCGAATCAAGCGGGCCGATATTCCATTCTCCTCCTGTGGTTCCAAGCGCGAGTACCTTCCCGCTCAACATCCACCTGATGGCGTTCACTTCGGAGGCGGCAATAGTTATGTCTATGGCGTCATCAGCACTGGAGCCGGTCGTGTAATCGTCATAATCCCCGGACTTGCTCATGAATATCCGTTGAGGATATGGCGTAGTTCCCGACCAGCAAAGACGCTCCTCGTGAAACTCTACGGCACTGGGGTAGCCCGTGGCGCCGCTCCAGGGGGTCGCGCCCGAGCATATAAACTCTGTCGCGGTCCAGGAGACATGACTTGATCTTGTGAGCGTATAGGGAGATTCGTAAGGATTCGCGAGGTAGAGATAATCGGCGGACTGGGTATATTTCAGGAACGGCAACTCACTTTCAGAATAGGGAGGTGTGGTTATCTCGCATGTTACCCCACCTCCGCCTGTTTCATTCGAAGGATAAGCTACGGTAGGAGGCGTGAAATCTGCCGTCCATCGGGCAATGCCTTTTGAGATTCGAAATTCGTCTATCTGACCGGCCAGGTCGTAGAAATCACCTCGGATAAGGAGTTTTCCTGAGCCCTCTGTGGCGGCCGCAGTGGGCATTGTTATCGTATCCGTGAGTCCGACATTGGGAGCAGCACTAAAAAGGTTGGTATGGGTTAGTTGAACATCATCCATATACCCATTCAAGAACACATTACCGGCTACATAGACAAATCCAACATAAAGATTTCCAGCAAATATGTCTGTATCGGCGTCATCCGTGTAGGAGACCTGCGTTCCATCAAGATAAATGCCGTACTCTGTTCCGACCTTAGCGACCAACACATGGTGCCAATCGGTGTCGGTTATTTCACCAGCAAATCCGGTATCCACGACAACAACTCCACCGCCGTAGATCAAAAACCTTAAGCCGGCGCCATCCTGATGGTAGATTGACCAGAAATTACTTGAATCTTCACTCTGCGTCACATACCCTTCAACGCCCGCATGGTCGGTATGTTTGACCCACATATCGATAGTGAAGTTTGCCTTGGTCGCAACATCCCAATCCGCGTGATCCGAGGTTAAAAACGCATCATCGGTCCCATCAAAATAAAGCGACCCAGTTCCCCATTTGACAGCGCCAGCACTACGAATAGGCGCACTCAGGGCAGTTATGAGGTGATATTGGCCACTGAAATCAAGCACGGAGGTTGTGGGGATTCCTCCGCTTATGTCGATAGTGCCATCATGGTCGGGCAGCGCGTCGGTGTCCGAGGCGCTACCAATATTGACCCCATCAACATACATCGTGAAGTCATCGCCGTCTCTTAGAAGAGCAACATGGTACCAAGTTGAAATTGAGGCGGTCCATGTTTTTTCAATGTCCACTACGACCGCCGCCGCATCGACGACTAATAGGCGCAAAACATCCCGATTTCCATCATAGTAGAACCAAATCATATCTCCGGCTGTGGCATCCGATTGGTAATAGATTGTGGAGATTCGGGCGACCTCGGAGAATCTCACCCAAAAATCAAACGTAAACGCCCCGGTTCCCATAAACCAGTCGGCATTATCGGGGACGGACAAATAGTCCCCGGTTCCGTCGAATAAGGCCGATCCGGTCCCGAATTTCTTTTGCGCCGTATCAATCTGGGCATTGCCATAGGTTGTAACGGTGTATCCGGTAGTCGAGGAATCAGTGAAGGTCGTAGCAGCATCGTTGCCATCGCCGTGGAGCAAAAGCGGGGTATAACTATCTACCGTCTGGATCTGCCCCCCATCCTTGTAAAACCGGGCGTATCCCGCCCCCATTTCGATGACATAGGCTTGTTCGGTAGAGAACACAAAGGGGATAAGTCTTACGGTTTCGGCACTATTGCTGACCCCTGAAACATACTTCAGTCCCGGCCTCTTGTATGCCCCGCCCTGCGGATAGACGAGCATATTTTCAAGTTGCCTTGCGCCGTTGAAGAACTTCTCGAAGTCAACCCTGGCATCAAGTTTCCTGCTGAACACGCCGCTGGTAAAGTTGGTGAAATAATAATTCTCACCATAGACCCATCCACCGATGCACAAAACGAAAACCAGGGATGTTATGAAAAGCCACTTTTTCATTATCTACCCGCCTGCTGCCAGGACGTTAAGGATGTTGATACTTCTCCTTTGTCTTTCGGCCTTCCCTCGATGGCCCCCATTCGGTAGGCATGCGGTATGGCAACCTTGTAGAACTCTTCTAAAAACAGAGCCTTCATGTCAGCCTTGCCGACCAGGGAACCTGCCAGCTCTGCCGCCAATTTGACAGTCAAAGCGTTCACAAACGATGGATCATAAACGCTCACGTCCGTAATGCTGGCAATATACTCAATAGACACCACATCATCATCCGTCAGGATATAAGTTCCTTCCCGCTTGTAGTCCGAGTTTGCGCTGATGAGTCTTTGGATTCTGAGAATGTCCGAGGGAAGGGAAAAGAGGTAGGTGTACTCATCCAGTGGGGCCATTCTCCAATACCCGGTTGCTATGGCCCCGATATCCGTTCCGTCTATTGCGGTTGTCTTGTCCTGTTTACGAAGCTGAAAGCTGTTGGCGTCCACATAGACAATGGAGAATATCTCGTTGTCGTAATCTTCTTCTCCCGTGTCCCAAAGATAGACGCCCTGCTCATAGCCGTCAGCCAACCCATGCGTTGCAGAGGTCAACACCGCAGGATCAGCCGCCGTAATGCTCGTTATCGTGGCATTGTCATAGTCGTCAATGTCATAAATAACCCGCCTTATGGCGAACTTCCATGGGAAGCTCTCAAGCAACAGATCCCTTTCGGGCGTGTAGAATGCCACGGAATACCGCGCCGCCTCGTTCGTGCCGGGCGTAGTAAACTGAGCAGACGTAATGGCCTTCTGTCCTATCTTGGCAAGCGCAAGGTTGCAAATCTCGTATGCGGATGAGTACGCCATTTAGCTATACCTCTTTGGTTTTCGCCTTTTCCAAGTCATCTTCAAGGCTATTGGAATGAATCAAGGCTAAAAGTTTGTTTATCCCCGTATTGCGATGGTATTTGATCCCGTGCTTGTCCAGCAGGGCTTTGATGATAGGAATTTCATTTTCATCCCTTTTCTCCGCCCTCTTCTCGGCCAGGAGTTTCTGAAGATGGGGAACGGTCATTTCATCATCGACATAAACCCCGGTCGCCTCCAGCTTCTCCTTCAGGATGTCGTAAACGTCCTTCCCCTGATTTTCGGGCTCCATCGAGACAAAGTGATGATTGGGTATTGTTTTGCCCTCGTAAATCTGCCCCGCCTTCCACCTTTTGGGGTAGGGTTTTCCGTCCGATGTTTTATTGCTTATAACGCAATCCACGATACACATGAATCTAGGCATGACTTACCTCCGCTTCTTTGTGATAGGATCTCACTTGTCTAAAAAGGTGTTCGCCGTTGTTGAACATGAGAACCGTTTCGTCCCCGCTTATTTCAGCGTACCGTATCCACCGCTCCATCACATCGGCAACCGTAATTTGAGGTTGCTTGGTGGATTTCGGGCCGGAGACAAAATACTTGTCCATCAATTCTTCCCATGTTTTTGCCGCCTTGGGTTGCTTGTAACCCTTGCTATCCCCGTACTTCAGTTCAAATTCCGTGCAGTACCGCTTCAGAATGATGGGGACGTGCTTCCCTATTTGCTCATCTACAAGTTTTCTGACCTGCCGGTATCTCTCAAACCCGCTTTCCTTACTTCGGCAATAGAAATACCCGCCGTACAAAGCATGAACATACGGCCTATCGATCTCGATGCCGCACTTACAGGCGACATCCTCTTCCTCGTTCATGCCCACTTGCAGATTATAGAGTTTGAACAACTCCAAAAGGGTCTTTGGCCGAGCCACAACCTTCCAGCAGGCAAGACACGGGGTAGGGATAAACCCGAATACCCTTTCTATTATTTCGTACCTATCACAGTCCCTGTCGGGACTTTGTTTCACATGAACCCACGGAGTAGACGTGTCATGTCCTGCGCTAAGAATCGGCATAATCTTCCCGGTAGCAGTATCGATCTTATGTGTTTTCCCGACGATGCCATGCTGCCGTAGTTTGCCGACAAGATTAATCTGGAAAATATCAGAGAACATATTGGCATTCGCCAATTCCAATTTCTTTAAATGCGTAGCCATAAAACCCCTTTCTTTGATAAAGCGGGGGCCGGGTAGCCCCCGCCAGCCAACGGATGGCTTCGGTTAAGGTTTAGGTCAATGAAGATCCGGCAAGCTGGGTTTCTCCGGGAGAATTGGACAGCCAGGAATCAACATAACCTGTAAGTATCTTGGTCCCTCCGCTCACGAAGTACACAACACCCAGATACACCTCGGTGCTTGCGAACTCGATGTTCGGAACCGAAACGGTCCTGATCGTTCCAGCCGCCGCATCCACCGGGAAAGCCACTTCAATGAGTTTGTTCCCGCTCTTGATAGATGTTGCCGCCGAATGAACATACAACCGGGCTTCAAGGACCGAAGCTCCCGTGCAGTCCAGAATAACATTGATCTGGGTATGCCAGTAAACAGTCCCGCCCCTGAATAGATCCGCAAGGGCTGTGCCCCAACCGTCTTTCCCGGCCTTCCCGCCGGTCAAGTACGATATATTGGTGCTTTGGGTCTCGGAACTTGCCGACTTGCTGGCAAGAGTCTGTAGATCACTGAATTCAAATTCTGCATCAAGTATCATGGTTTTTTACCTCCTTTCGTTAGGTTAGTGCGTCTTCGGTAATCACGATCTGATCGCACTTTTTGACCGGGTTGTTCCTGAAGAACAGGACGGGCTCGCCGGCCAATCCCTCGCCTCTTGCCGCAGTGTAATTGACATTGTTCTTATCCTTCAGAGCAATTTCCATCTGGGTAAGAACCGTGTCGTTTACATAAATACTGGCTCCCCGTCCAGCTTGAGGCATTCTGTTCAGAAGGGTAATCAGGTCGTCTTCGTCAAACAGGTTGGTTGTGCCTGTGGGCGAAATATTCGCCAACCGAGCAATGCACCTGTCGTCTCTGACTACCAGGCCGCACTTCACCTGGAAATGGTCCCGATAGGCCTGGTACTGGGCCGCGCTCGCAATGGCCGTGGTGGACGTAGAAACCGTCACCTCGCCAAGGTCTGCGTGCTTGATGCCCAAAAACGGACTGCCCTTGGGATAAACCATGAACACCCTTGCAAGGCCCCACTGGACGATAAAGATACTCGTCAGATCCGAACCGGAACCACCAGCGTTCCTCACGTTCGTTGTGGTTGCCAGGGAAGCCATCCGCGCCGCAAAGCCGTTGAACTCTTCAGGCGTAGTGACTGTAGCCCCATAGAAAGAGGTCTGAGCGAGTTCCTGGCTCATACCCTCGATAAAACCTCTCGCCTCGTCCATTCTTGCCTGGACAGGACTAGGAAAGGAGTCAATAAGATCCTTGTCGGCCTCGGAATATGCCTCAAGCATCCCGATGCCATCAATCACTTCAATGGTCCGGGTAGCCGTAATTCCGACACCGGCGTTGATTTTGCGCCACGTCCCGCCAGGCACATACAGCCGCCTGGTGGACTTGTGTGTGAACGTATCGTTCGCCTCCATCCACGGCGCATCCTGAAGGATGGGGTTGTCTTCGTTGAGAACTTCGGCAATCGCCATAAGGTTCCCGCTAGGGTCCTTACGTCTTGCCAGTTCCACAACATTCAGTTTGTTATAAGGGGTTAGAGTTGCCATTTATAGAATCCTCCGTAGGAAAAATCAGTGTCACTTTTTTTCCATAGAGGGAAATCGGAGTAGTGGTCTGCCGTCCGGTCCTCTAGGAACGTCTGTTGCCAGACCCGCACCGCCGCCAGTGCCTAATGCTGTGTCTTCCGAAATAGCCTTGCCGATCGCATGAAACACTTTCAGGAACAAAGGATGGTCTCCAAGCCGTGAATCGTTCATGAACTTGGTAAACTCCTCTGGCACTCCCGCAAGGTCGCTGGCTTTCTTTCTTCCTTTGTTCGCCAGCTCCACATTGGAACTGTAGTCATCCTTCCATTCGTCTTTGAGGGTCTGAATGGTCTTCTCCTGATACTGCTTGGAGAGTTCCCCCAGCTTCTTGTGTTCACTGACAAGCATACCCATGTACGATTTATGGATATTTGTCGCCTGCTCGTTACTCAAGCCAAGGCCGTGGAATACCTTACGAAATTCCTTTTCGGTGTCCTTGCTGTACTCAAGGCCGTCCGGCAGCTTCATTTCTTCAAACTGGTAGCCGTCGGGTTTGTCGGGCCTTCCCAATCTTTGATAGAAGGTCGCCCGATCCTCATCAGTGGCGTCTTTCCCTGGTATTTGAACAGCGTTTGCAGACTTCCCATGAAGATCAAGATAGTTTCTGCTTAAATCCCCTATCGTGGGATTTTTGGCTAAAATTTCGTTGGTCTTTAGGTCGTCTGGATTTTGCGCCATCCATGCTGGTATAACACCGCCTTGATTGTCTAAATGTTGGTCGCCTGCATCTCCCGTCCCATCACTGTTCAGGTTGCCTTCAGTCATAAGTCCTCCTAAAATTTGGAATAAAAAACCCCGCCAGGATTAATCTGGAAGGGTTTGGTGAAACCTTATTTGATGTTACGTTAGTCTTTCTGCTTCGCTAACTCACAAGACCATCCACCACAAAGGTGAAGCAGTCTCTTGGCATAATTTGATAAAAACTTATCTTCTTCTGTCTTTATTTCCTGAAAGAATCGCAGTTCAAGTAATATATCCGCAAGAACCACCTTGCCGTGCGGTGTCGCAAATACGTTCCTGTACCTGTTCCTGCGGTCTAATTCTTCCTTGGAAATATCCGTCATGCTTGACCGCCAGCCGCTCCGGGTATCATTCCCTCAAGCCCCTGCATGGCCTGGCCTGCTTCTCCTATGCCCTTTGCCAACCCAACGCCCTGCTCAAGCTCCTGCATTTTAGATTCCTGTTGCATAGCTTCAAGACGCGCTTGCCTGATTTTCTCGACAAGGGCTTTATCGATAATGGCTTTCTGCGGAAATCCGTGTACCTGCAAGATACCCCTGGCAGTTTCGTCCCAGTCAATGATATCTGCTACTTCGGGCCTGATTTGAAGAACCGGGCCTATTTGGTCGAGTCCATGTAAATACCCCTGCATCTGGAAAAGCTTCTTTTGTGCCTGGGCCAAGGGCCCCATATAGTCAACTTCGATGTTGTATCCCGCAAATTTCTCAAACAGAATATCCGGCATGGGGGGCAGCCGCCCTGCATTCAATTCAATCTGGAACACACGATCTATGATGGGATTCAGGCACTCCGTATTAAGCCTGCCTATGGGTCGCCCAAGAACTGCCGCCTTTTCGCCCTGTAGTTCGATTACTTCCGTGGCCGTCTTCGCCCTGTTCTCTTGTTGACTCAGGAGGGTAAAAAACTCCACCTTGAAATGCCTCTCGATGGCCTTCTGCATCCTCTCTTCCCGGTCCACCCCGATAGGGAAGTTGATTCCCGTAGTAACGGGACTCACAACCTTTTGGGGGTCTTCATAGAAATTGAATCCGTGAGGCGTAACATCCACCTTCCCGAAAAGATTGCTGGGCACATTATAGGGAGGGTCCACGGACAGTTCAGCCGCCCTCAGTAAGCTCTTGGAAATCTGGCTGGCCCCCATAATCTCAATCAGGGCGTCCTCGGCAGGCCCCATGCCGTAAGGGGTCGTACCCTTCTTGAATCGCCAAACGTGATAGGGATTCCAATCGTACCCGGACTCCTTAACGATCTTGCTTTGAGGTTCGGCGCCCACTTGTATCCAGATAGACTCAAACGGTTTGTTTCCTGAGTCGATCTTGCTATCATCCCGGTTTTTGCGAGGGTATACGGCATGGATGAAGTCGTGCATTTTGAACTTATCGGTCTCCAGAGATGCTTTCAGGTTAGGAGACAAGTTTTCCCCGAACATCTCATAGGCCTTATACGCCTCGATTTTGCACTTACGGTAAATCTGATCCACAAAGCCGTACTTGTTTTCGGCTATATAACATTCGCCGGGATGGTACACGTGAAAGACAATCTTGTTCCTCGACACATCTTCTTCGGAATACAGAACCCCGAACCCGAACGCAGGAGTATATTCAAAATAGGTGGACATGGACTCGTAGAAGTTCGTGCCGGAAAAGACGGAATAAAAGTGTTCCTCGATGTCCTGAAGCCACACCCTTACTTCGGGGATCTCCATCACGTCTTTCGACATTTTCAGCCGAAGCCAGGGAATGGAAGGAGACACAAGGTAGCCATAAAGCCCATCGGCGAAAAGTTGCAAGGCCGACACCCCGCTTCCGTCGTACCGTTTGGTTCCTATACGCTTTCCCCGGTCCGCAGCATCCTGAATCAAAATTGTCTCAAGTCCGGGAAGCACATAGTCGATGATGTCCTGCCAAACCCGTTCCCTTTGGCTACGGACTTCCTCTAATATCTTCAGGGTCTTCTTGATGTCGTCAACTTTGTCTGTCATTTCAAGTCCCGCCTAGCAAAGTTTTACGCATAAGCATAGGGTCGTCAATAACGCCCGTCCCGCCCGTGAGAATCGTGGAGCTGCGCCCACGCATCAGCCTGATTCTCTGTCTCTCATCCTCCGCCGCCTTCTTTACTGCCGCATCGTCCTTTGTGGGAGGAGGTCCAACTTCAGGGGGTAATTGTGGCATGCTCGGACTGCCAAATAAAAAACTCATTTCAGATCCTCTCTCAGATAAGAAAAAAGGTGGTAATCATGCCATACACCCTTGATTTTAGCGTGTTTTTTCAAAATACCGTCCAGGGTGAATCCCACATTGTTCAGGAAATGAACGCTCGCCCTATGACCGACAGGCGCAGTAGCCGTGAGCTTCACGATGTCGAGCGCAAAATAATACGGGAGACCGGCCCTCCGGATAGCGTTCAATAATTGAACGTAGTCAATACCCTTCCGCTTGGCAAACACCACGTTCGCATAATGCCCCTCGCTCACATAGTCGAGGTAGACAAAGGCGAGAATTTGTCCATGTTCAACGCCTATAAGGGGGTATCGGGCGTTCTCCTTGAACCACTGGACAAACCCCGCCTCGCCTATCTCGTCCCGGAAGGAGGAAGGGTATTGCGAAAGGATCTCGTACAGTTCGGGTATTTCGTGTTGTTCGGGCTCCCGGATAATCATTACTGGATCTTATCGGACACTATCTACCACAACATTCCCCGTGACCGCCTGATCACCGGTTTGGGTAATATCGCCCGTAAGCGCCAAGTCGCCCGTCTGAGTGTTATTTCCCGTGTGAGTAATAGCCGCCTTGATGGTAAGCGGCCCCTCGAATGTCATGGAATCCTTGACAACCGTGGCCCACACAAGCGGTAGCGCCACAATCAGGACGCCTACGGCTAGATAGCCTAAAACTCTAAATAATTTCTTCTTCATCGCCCTTGTCTCCTTTTGTGGTTAATGGAATAAAAAACCCCATGTTCCATATGAAACACAGGGCGTAATCGATTGAAGTTGTTTATATAAACTTTACATTGCCATAACGGGGCCGCACGTCGCCCTACGATACCAGTACCATACCAAAAGATACGTTACGCAACCATCACAGTACGCTACTATACTGAACATAACCGGCACCTTACGTTACTTCACCTCACCATTACCGTACCCAACTCCACCACACCGGAACAACACTCTGCCCCACCCAAACGTCACATTACGTCACCGCACCCTACCCGAACTTTACTATACGGCTCCCGAACTGTACAGCACCATTACAGTGCTTCACATTACCGCCACCTTACTCAACATCACCCTGCCGTTACGTCACCCCACCGCACCTATACATATCGCCAAGTATATCGTCCATATCCGCCGGACCCTCTCCATTGCCCAAGCCCGACGTACTGGCCGTAATCCAGGGCTTTTTCCACCACTTCCCATGTGATCTTCGGATTAGGAAGAATTTTGACCTCAAAACCGATTTTAGTCCCAATATCTACATATTCGCTTTTGGTGAGCGTCACTCTCGGTCCTAACATCGTCATGGCCCGGAGCGGTCTCTCAAGAATCCCGTGCGGTTTGACGACAGGAGAACCCGAACCATTGGAAAAATAAAGTTTCCTCGGGAAGATGAACAGCATGTTGTCCACGGCCTTCTTATAAGAGGGAATTTTCTTGATCGTTCCTGATTGAATCAGGGTTTCCAGATTTCCCTTGATGTTCCCTTTCACGACATAATCGTAAAGGAACAATTTGCCTTCATCCACATGAAACCCCGTGAATCCTTTCTCGTCTAATTCCTGAACGGTTTCAAGTTCCTCAGCATCATTAACGTCGATACCCTTCTTGATGGCCTTGTCCACGATGAAATCAGAATAGATTTGTTTGTTTTTGGGAACGGTTCCCAACATCTCCATAATCAGAATTAACTCAATTTTTTTCTCTTCCATAAATTTTCCCCCTTGACATATTCGGTAAGTACGGTATGATAGGTTATCTTACCAATGGAGGAACCCTATGTCAAGCGAAAAATATGTCACCCTGAAGGAATTATCCCTCAAATTAGGCCTGGATAGATCCAACTTACGTCGTTATGTCCTTAAACACGGAATATCATTCACGAAAGTCCGTGGACCTAAAAAACAACTTGAGTTGGCCCTTCCCATAGAGGATGCCGAGCAAGTCATCGAACTGAGGCAATCCCAAGGATTTTACCGAAATGTCAAAGAGCCAATCAATGAAAGCAATGGATTTTTCTATATTGTCCAGCTTATCCCGGAATTCGACAAGTCCCGTCTTAAATTTGGCTTTACAACTGATCCTAGTTCCAGGATGGCTGCCTTTAAAACCTCATCTCCAACGGCAAAATTCATGAAAACATGGCCCTGCCGGAAAGAATGGGAAAAAACTGCAATCGCCAGTATTACCCGGACGGAAAGCGTTCATATCGCAAATGAAGTGTATGAATGCAATCCACCCGAAAATGCCATTCAAAGAGGAGAGGAATTTTTCAGGCTATTGCCATAATCAGGTTCGCCTATGATCGGTGAAGTGGGTCCCAATCGTTTCTTTCTCGGTCAGACTTCCCCATCCCCATGGACGCCATCTCAAACGCATTCGGAATCGGATACCTGACGGCCGGATCATCGCAGGCCAGCAGGAAATAGTTGGTGGCGTGATAAAAGTGATCTTCCCCCAGCTTCCGATACCTGTAAATCTTGGAGCCCGTTTTCTGGTCTTCTTCCAGTTGCTTGGCCGTGTTGCTCATCTCCAGGGCATACTGGTCGATTTCCGAACACCTGCGGGGAATCTCAATGGCCCCGGCCTTCACGAAAATCTCATGTGTTTTGTCACAAATCTCCGTCCGGTTGACCGTCAGCATCCCGCGCCTCTGGTCTTCCCTGACCGCAACCCTCAGTTTGTCCAGGTAGGTACACAGGAAAACCTTGCAATCTTCAGCCGCCTGGAACTCCCGGACCTTCCGGGTCTCCGGACCCTGGTCTATCACCGCAGTCCTGACATCGTATCTGTCAACAAGGTCGTGCAGGTCATTGAAGTTCTCCACCCGTCCCACATAATCGATCCGGTACGCCTTCTCCTGCTTCAACGGCCTCCCGATAACCACATGGAGGTCCTTGCCGACATCCACCCCCATCGCCGTGACCGTCCTGGGCGCCTTCCCGTTCGGCTCCCTCCCGCAGCACTGGAATATATCGTTCTGGGTCAGCCGGTTCTCAGCCTCTATGTAGGCCATCCCCAGCTTGGAGTTGTAAACCTGGGCAACGGTAAGATTTTCACTTCTAGGATCATGGTAAGATTTCCAGATGATATCAAGAGGTGCAAAAACGCTACTAAGTTGGCTTATTTTCCATCCTGTAAGCTTTTTTCTATCAGGATAAAGAGCCGTCCAGTGTCCATTTCTAGGGAAAATTTCTTTTTTGCATTTGTGGCACGCTCTGAAGACTGTCCCATCCTGCCTTTCAAGAATGCAATCAGGGAATTCCAATTCCAAGCAGGTCTCTGTCCTACACGCCTCACATTTGATCATCCATACTCTTTGATCTGAATTCTGGAACCGGGCATCAATACCGTAATCGGGGATTGTAGGCGTGCTTAATTCGACAACTTCCCTGATACTGCTATGGTCAATACGCGCCATCGCCAGGGCAACCATGTCATCTTCCATTTGGTCGCGTTCATCTAAAACCAACCGATCAGCAGAAACAGACATCAAGGCAGAAGAGGTGGACATTATACCTTGAATTTTCCCTGATTCATGCCCACTTCTTAGGTACAGGGATGACTTCCCTATTTTTTTGACTGTGGCAGCCTCAATAGACGGAATGCCCGACTCGCTTTTAACGTACTTTTTGACACATTCGTTTTCATAAATAATCGGATTCAGCCTGGTTTTGCTGAAATCCGACATGAGATCCTTGTTAGGAAAAACATACATCGAACCCTGTGGATACCGATTGTAAATATGGCCGTGTACGGTCTTCAGCATCGCCAATGTTGACAAACCTAATTGGGCTCCTTTCAGAAAGCATTGATATGGGTCATCGCATTGCAGCGGCCCTATCTGCCATTCATGCCCAACCGTTGTAAAATCTCCAGTTCCCAGCTTGATCTGACTGAAATTCGCCCAGTACCAAGCATCCACCATCCGCATCTTCCGGGGGTCCAGGACTATCTCAGGGGGCTTATTCTTCACCATTGATATATTCTATAGCCCCCCATCCCCCATCAATATCCTCAACCGTAAGGCTCTTGAATCCTTATCTTCTCTTGCAATTTGAAATTTTCTGCCTTTAGTGCCTTAATGAAAATCTCGGAATTTATTAGCGGAACTAATCTCAATCCCATCACACACCTCCCCGTAAGGTCCCGATAATGGTCTCACCATTGAACCGCCGATTCTCTTAATCATGACGGCTTCAGTCGGCTTCACAAGCGTTTGGCCTGCCGCTTGTCCCTCCCTAATGTATTTAGCAATCGCAGGATTGTCGTAAATCAGGGGAAAATCTACTCTTGGAAAATCGCGTTGCCTCCTCTTCTGTGGGAAATAAATAAAGTGTCCCCTGCGGATACCTTCCGTAAATTAGAAAATAAACGCTATCCGGAGTCGTCCCTTTAATACTAATTATACCTTCTCGTACCATGTCCTGAGTTAATTCAAGCCACCGGCTCCACGAAATATCACCCTCCATGGCCCCTATCATGCAGGAAAGGGGAACCCACCCGAAAAGGTTTTTATTCCTTATCACCTTGCCATCAACCCGGTCGAAACTTCGGAACTCCTTGTCAAAATCGTCCTGATGAAGCTCCCCCCCGTGCTCACCAATAACTTTAATGATTATACCAACTTGCTCCTTGAAATACTCCGTGTACTTTATCATGATAACCTCCCCGTAAGGCCCCGATAGTTGCAAAAGGGCAGGGCGGTCGGGTATACCGCCTCTTCGGTTGCGAACCTAGCCCCTTATTTCCCACTTATTCATAACAGAAATAAGCGCATCCAACCTGTCTAACACCCGCTCAATATCTCCAACCGTCGCAGCCTTATCCAAGTCATCCCTAACCCGTCTAGGAACAGGCTGTAGCATCCAAGGCTTGACTTTCACCGGAGGTCTGAACTTATCGCACCACATCATAAAAAAATTACCCCCCCATTAGCCAAACTCGCCTTCTATCCTCCACCCATATTTAGGTAAATAATGCTCACATCCACCCGAAAGAATACGGCCCGAGGGAGGTTCTTTGTTCTCAAAAATACCTTTGCGTTCAAAAAAATCAAGCGACATCCCAATTCTGCTTTTTTCATATTTCGGGATATAACCTGAGTCTCCTTCCCCAAAAGCGATCTTTAGTGAAACTTCTGTCAACGCCATATATATCCCCCTTTACTTGCCACGCTTCTTCGCCATAATAGCCCTATGCGCCGCCTTGGCCTTAGCCACAGAACCATACGCCCTCAACTTCTTGCCCTGGCCGGCCCCATGGCAATGATATATCGTCCTGCCCTTACGCACTAGACACTATCTCTCAATCCCAATAAAAACTCCCTTTCGTGCTTCTTTTCAAACTCCAATGTCTCTATCATATGAGCACCAAACTTAACGGCCTCAATAAGTGCCTCTCTATCCATATCGTCAACTTTCTTGCCCCTAAAAAAAAGAACTTTGTCAGACATAAATCACCCCCGAATTTCAAAAAATCAACCCCCGGCAGGGGTACCACGAACACCCCTCATGTAATCCCGCTGGTACGTTTTCCTATCAAATCCCGTTAGACTAACAGAACTTGTTAGACTAACATTCCCGCCCGCCAGCCTTTCAAGCGCCTCCGCTTTCGTCTCTGTTAGACTAACAGCTGGGATAAGATGGATTTTGGTCAGTGTCGGTTTCACCCAGGGCTTCTTCGCTTTGGCCTCCTTACGGGGCTTACTCTGACACTGAGCCGTCCAATGATCCGTTCCACCACACTCCCTACACCACATAACTCCCCCGAATTTCAAAAAATAACACCCAAAGGGGGTACCAATCCCCGGATCAGTACGCACTAGGGAGAGGAGGGGACACATATATATCAGGCCGCCTTCCTGCTGGGGCTGCCCCCCCCATACGACGGGGTCTGTCAGGATAAGCATGCTTTACCCTGATAATCACCCTATCTCTAATGATATCAGCCACTTACGTCCGTTGTTAACATAATAGATTATTATCAGACCTTGTAATAATATCAACAGGTTATGTTGGGTCTAGTCTGACACATCAGGACTTACAGTAGTCTCCGGCAGTGACTTGCGCTGCTCCGCCAGGTGCTTAGCTGCGTCCTTGAGCAGGCTGCGCTCCTCGTCTGTGATCCTGTCGTCGATCAGGTGATGCTCAGTGACGTTCTTTTCTGAGTAGCCGAAATTACTAGACAAATCCAGCCTGGCAATGTGACTGTCAACTTCTCCCAGCAGTCCCATTCGGAGTCTTTGGCCCTCAATTTTGCCCTTCGCTCGCCTGATGATGCCAGAGGCCCATGTTTTTGCTCCATTTTTGTGCACATAATCGTCGAGGCTTTGCCGGCTAACGAACCCTAGAGCTAGCGCCAGGTCGATTACAGTGTATGGTCGTTCCAGCCTGACTTCGATGGGGTCGGCATTTTTTTTCCGGACTATGCCCATGATGGGAGAGGAGTCGCACTTATCGAAGTAGGCATCGATGGCGGCCTGGAGTGTCTCGGGGTCCTTGTAGAAGGCTTGTTCTGCGCCCATTACCTGATGTCTCCTGATGCGTGGGGGTAGATTTGGTGGATATGGTCATTGCATAGCCAGTGATATTTACCAGTTAGCGAGCCGTCCATATACCATGCCTTGCTGGAGCTAACCGGGTGATTGCCTACCGTACAGGTTACTGTCCTCTCTCTGTCGGGCCAGATGTGGGCGAGGGCGAGGGCGAAGGTGATAAAAAACCCGAAGACAAATATTGCGACGATATACCCCAGGATGATTTGTTCGTCGGTTGAGCTCATTTCTTATTACTATCCTTATTAATAGTACGTGGCCTTTCTCGCGGGCCACTACTGGCTTAAACTACGGGCCAGTTTATCGAATTCCATAATGAGATATTTGGTTCGTCCACCGGGTTTGGATTTACAGACTACGAACTTATAGGCTTGTAATTCCTGCTTGGCTTTACCGATGGCGGACCGGCTTAACCCCGAGTCTTTGACGAGCTGCCGATCTGACCGGGTGAAATAGGCATGTTGTCGTTGAAACCGGTTCCGAGCCTTGCACAAATAGAGATAAAGGGTCTTTGCCGGGGGTGACAGTTTAATAAAATGAGGATCTTCAAGGGTGAGATGGCTTGTCCTGAAAAAGTTTGATGTTGGCTCGCCCAGCTCCTTGACGAGCTGCTTGCGATGAACCTCTTTAACGAGGGCTTGTCTAGTTTTCAGGTCCAGGACTGTACCCATTTACACCTCATAGCCCGCGAGAATAGCGAGGGCACCTAGACGGGCTCTGGTTGAGTCATTACCCATATACTTGACTGTTAGGACCTCCCAGAGGTCCGGAGGCCATTTGATAGCGATAGGATCCTCGGTTGGCCGGCCTTGATCCTCTGATAGCTGGTATTGCTCGGCTTGGATCTGGTCCGCTTTTATTTGTCGGTCGTTGCCTCGCATATTTTCTAATGACGTTTTGTGGGCGCCGATATAGCCGGCGCTTGACCTCCCGGATCATCCGATCGAACCGCTTTTGGGCAAAAAAAAGCCGCATCTCTATAATATCCTGGAGTGCAGCCATAGTGGGCCATGTTACATGTTCATATTGACGACGTATTGCAATACGTCGGCGCTTGCGTGAGTATCTACTCAGTTTCCCCTCCTGGTCGCGGTTGGTGCGTTCGGATCGGGTTGAATCAAATTTGACCTATCCTTGCACACTATGGGGACCCTGTCAAGGGAATAATCACAAAACGTTTTCATGCCGCTTTTGCCAGTCAATAGGCTGTCAAGGGAAAATCGGTGACAAAGTTCAGTAATCGTACCCATCACTGTCGCTTTTATTTGCCGCAAATTGTCACTCGTGACATATCTAGCATAGTTTCACCTCCGCAAAGTGTCTATGATAGGAAGTTATAGGTTTTTTGCTCCCATAGGGTAGAGACACAAAAAACGGTTCATTGAAAATTCAGCTCTGGCAAAACCCAATACGGTGAAGGATTGGAGTCGGGGAGGCGCTTAGAGACAGTCGGGGAGGGCGGGCAGCATAGTCCATGATACTAGCGAGACGGACCGACAAGGGGAGGGCGCAGTCTGAGATTATCCAGGGATCGCCGGGGATGCCCACGAACAATCAGCCGGAGTTGGCAGCTTACTAAAAGCGGCGGTGCGGTGGGCCACCTGAAGCCCACACTTTCTCCGGGGGTCTCTGCTGGGATCTCGGGAGAAGGTAAACCACTAAACAGGGAGGGATTGAAAATGAGCACTAAGGTTTATGAGATCATCACAGAGAAGATCGTTGAGGAGTTGAAAAGAGGGGATATCCCCTGGCATCAACCATGGGTAGGTGGAAGACCCAAAAACCTGATCAGCAAAAAGGATTACAATGGCATTAACGTCTTCTTGCTGTCATGCCAGAGGTTCGCATCGCCCTATTGGGTGACTTACAACCAAGCCCAGGAATTGGGAGGGAATGTCAAAAAGGGTGAGAAGTCAACCATGATAGTCTTCTGGAAACAATTCAAAGTCAAGGATGACACGGATGGCGAAATCACAGAGAAAACAATACCCTTGCTCAGGTATTACAGGGTTTTCAATGTAGAACAATGTGAGGGGATTGACCCAAAAAAAATCCCGGCACTTGAGAACAGCGCGGCCTATATCAAGTCATGGCTCAGGAAATTGCAGGATGATCCCAAAATGGTGATCCTGGCAGCGGCTCAGGCTCAAAAAGCGGCGGACTTCATACTCAATAACAACTAACCACCAACCGGGGGCTCCGGCCCCCATGGAGGATGAAATGGAACATACCAAGGGAAAATGGACGGCCAAAGAATGGACGTATAAAAACGGCGTACTCCGCAAAATCATAATCCAAACCGACAAAAACGCAGTGGCCGAGGTTTTGGGACTGTACCGACCGGATGACCTCGAAAATAAGGAAATGAAGGCCAACGCCCGCCTGATAGCGGATGCTCCGCGCCTGGCCGAGGAGAACGAGCGGTTGAGGGGATTGCTCACGTCGGCATTGCCGCAAATCTCCACATACTGCAATGGGCAGGATGAGTGCATTGCTTGTCAGATCCGGGCTGAACTGGCCGACGCCGAGGGGAGGGAATAGCCATGAAATGCCCTAAATGCGGTCAAAGGCACCTGGGCATCAGAAAATATGTGGGCGGGGACCGTCTCTATATCCACAAACAGTGGATTGGTCCCGGAGGGATGCCTGAAATTGTAGACTGGTGCTATGTGCGCTATATCCATAAATCAAAATACACGTCGGCAGCATGCCGAATAAAACAGGCGACTGTGGAGGCCGCCAAGGAATGGAGGTAAATAACTATGACTGGAATCAATTTACAAGATCGCTCCGGCCTACCGAAAACCCTGCGCGACGGGGTGATGCAGTCGCCGGACAGGTGGCTGGTATTGACCAAAGCCGGCCGAAAAGTGGCCGAGCTTCCCGTTGAAGACCTCGACGGCATGAACTCGGCTGACCTAGAGGTGTTCTTTGAGATCCAGGAAATGGACGGGCGCAACTGGCACATCGAGCATCGTTACTGCAAGGAAACATGGCATTTACCTAAATCCCAACCCGCCCCCTATCGTACCCCAGGGCCCCGGCCCTTTCGGGTGACGGCTCCCAAGAAATAACCAATTTTAACCTTTGTACTATCCACAAGGCAACGATAACTCTAAACCTTGCGGATGTCAAGGGAATTCTTT